AGAGACTTACGCAACATTGGCTGCACTTGTCGGCAATTCCACAACCGTGACCATAAAACCCACTTCCTCAGCGACCAGTGCGACAAATCCAATTTCAACTTTGACAGGCTGCTATTTAGAAACCTTGCCAATTGTTAACGCCGCATTAGGCGCGCTAGACACAATTGACATCACGTTTACTGGTGGCGTTTACTCTGTCGCAACGTCTTAAAAACAGCCGGCAACGGCCCGACACGAAAGCAGGCTTATGCGTATCAAACTTAAATTGACCCGTACCATTAATGCAGAGCCAGAGTATCTTTACACCACGTTGTTTAGCATTGCGTTGTGGGAAGAAAAGTTTAACAAAAAACCGTTAGATGCACAAAACTCTGGGTTTCGTGACTGGTCATTTTGGGCTTACACATTGCTGAAAGTACAAGGCGAAAAACTGCCAGATGACTTTATGAAATGGTTAGAGGAAAACCCAGAAATGACAGTTTTGCCTGAAGGTGACGTGACTAACCCAAACCCTACGGACGCGGCACTTACAGACGGCAACTAGCCGAAGTTTGTGCCGCAACAGGTTTCTGGCCTGAACAACAAATACCGTTTGGCGCGCGCGACTTGCTCACAGTGATTACAGTTATTAACGAGCAGGGAAAGCGGTAACAATGTCGGCAACAACAACCATCCAAGTGGTAGGGGTCAAGGACACTATTAACGCGCTCAAAAAGATTGACCCACAGCTGCAAAAAGACTTTAGGGCACAAGCCACCGCGATTGCCACACCAGCAATTAACGCGGCAAAAGATGTGTACAACCAAGTGCCTTTGTCTGGCATGGCATACAAGTGGTCTAGCAAAGGCCGTCAACTGTTTCCGTTTACCGTATCTAAAGCCAAAAGCGGCGTAAAGTTACGGATTGACACCCGGCGCAACGCTGTAGGCGTAATCTTAATTGAGCAAAAAGACCCAGCAACAGCGATCTTTGAGACTGCAGGCCGTGCTAACGCAAACAAACTTAGCAACCAATTAGGTTTTGTTGGCGCTGGTCGCACTCGACTTATTGGGCCTGCCGTGTATAAAGCGCGTAGAGGCATTGAAAAGGAAATGGAAAAGATGGTTTTAGAAACAGCAAACGTAGTTAGGCGGGCAATGTAATGCTGTCTATTCCAATTATTTCAGAGTTTGACGGCAAGGGCATTGACAAAGCAATTAAAGAATTTAAGCAACTTGAAACTGTCGGTCAAAAAGCGCAGTTTGCGATTAAAAAAGCAGCAGTGCCAGCCGCTGCAGCTCTTGCAGGTTTAGGGGTTGCTCTTGTAGCTGCTACTAAAGGTGCAATAGAAGATGAAGCAGAGCAAGCAATTTTGGCTTTGACATTGCAAAATGTTACTGGCGCAACAGACGCACAGGTTAAAGCCACAGAGGACATGATTGCTGTAATGAGTCGAGCGTCAGGTGTGGCTGACTCTGAACTACGACCAGCGTTTGCAAGCCTTGTGCGTGGCACTAAAGACATTGCAACAGCCACAGATGCGTTGGCATTAGCCCAAGATATTTCTGCAGGTTCTGGACTTTCACTTGCATCAGTTTCAGATGCGTTGGCAGCGGCTTACGGCGGAAACATGAAAGCGCTTGGCGCATTATCTCCGGGTATTAAAGCCATGATTAAAGACGGCGCATCACTTGATGACGTTATGAACATACTTGGCGGCACGTTTGGTGGCGCGGCCGCAGACGCAGCAGATACTGCAGCAGGCAAATTTAAGATATTAAAAAACTCGCTAGGCGAAACTCAAGAGTCAATCGGCGCAGCTTTGTTGCCAGTTGTTCAGGCTGTCTTGCCGTACTTACAAAAATTTGCTGATTGGGCACAAGACAACCCACAAGCGTTTTTAATTATCGCTGGCGCTATCGGCGCAGTAGCCGCCGCAATCGTGGCAACCAACATTGCTATGGCACTTAACCCATTTAGCCTGATTGCAGCCGGCATTGCTTTGCTAGTTGTTGGTTTAGTTGTGGCATACAAAAAGTTTGAGTGGTTTAGCACAGGCGTAAAGGCTGTAGTTAACGGCATTATTGGCGTGTTTGAGGTGTGGGCCAATAGTTGGATAAAAGTTATTAACGCAATCATTAAGGGTTACAACGCTTTGCCGTTGCTACCTGATATTGGCTTTATTGGTGAGATTAAGATTGGCAGGGTTGGTGGCGATGAAGGCACAACTAGCGGCGGCGGAATAAACATCCCAAAGATGGCTAGCGGCGGCATTGTCAATCAACCAACATTGGCGATGATTGGTGAGGCAGGCCCAGAGGCCGTAATTCCATTATCGAGGATGGGTCAGATGGGCGGCGGCATGACTATTACTGTTAACGCCGGCTTAGTAAGCACACCAGATCAAATTGGGCAAGACATCATTACAGCAATACAAAAAGCACAACGCCGTAGCGGTCAGGTGTTTGCAGCCGCATGACCGTGCCAGTAATGCAAGTGCTAGTGGGTTTCCAATCCACGACAGGTTTTGGTACACCGTTTCAATTAAACGACTCGTTTTATGGCGTGCTAGATACCGCTGGTCGAGGCACATTAGGCGGCTTAACTTTCGTTGACTTAACAAGCATTGTTGAGTCAGTCAACATTACACGTGGCCGTAACCGTCAACTAGACCAATTTAACGCTGGCACAGCCACAATTGCATTTAACAACCAAACAGAAGTGCTTAACCCAAGCAACACAGCTAGCCCTTACTACCCGTTTGTGTTGCCACGATGCCCGGTGCAAATTCTTGCCAACGGCATACCAATCTACACAGGTTTGGTAACAGACTGGAATTTAGATTACGACATCAGCAACAAAGACATGATGTACGCGTCATGCGCTGACAACTTTACAGTGTTGGCAAACCAAGCCTTAAACGCTCTTACACCGTCATCACAAGCCACTGGTGCGCGCATAAACACGATTTTAGACTTAACAGAAATTAACTATCAAGGCGCTCGATCTATAGATACAGGCTCATCCACGTTGGGCGCATATGCCATAGATCAAGACACTGTTTGCCTTAACTACTTGCAACAAGTCAATACCAGTGAGCAAGGCTATTTGTTTATGTCAGCCAACGGCACACTGACATTTAAGGGCAGATCAAGTGTCCTTAACCCTGTAGCCGGCGCAACCTTTAACACTGACGGCACAGGCCTGCCATACCAAACACTGGTCAACCAGTACGGCGATGAGCTGCTCTACAACTACATTGTGACCCAATCACCAGCAGGCGCAGTACAGACCACTAGCAACGCAACAAGCATTGCCCTATACCAAGCACAACAATACGCGCTTACCAATTTGCTTAACAGCACAACAACAGAGGTAGCCGGCTTAGGCAACTATTTACTAGGCAAATATAAAGACCCTGTATTACGGTTTACAGGCCTATCAACCCAACTTACGGCTCTTTCATCAGCCAATCAAAACATTGCGCTAACACTTGATCTAACGAGTATTTGCAGTGTGGTCAAAAACTTTGTTGTAGGCACACCAGCCACAGAAACCCAGACTCTTATTGTCTCTGGCGTATCTCACAACATCACACCCGGCAGCCACATCATCTCGTACACATTTGAAAGTACAGATCAAAACCAGTATCTCACACTCGATGACAGCATTTTTGGTACTCTTAATAACAACTTGTTGAGTTTCTAAAGGAGACTGTATGGCTATTTCACCTAATACTACGTTTGTAAGCGGCGCAATCCTTACGGCTGCACAGCAAAACGCTTTTGGATTTGGCATTGTTGGACAAGGTTCAGCAAACGCCAACAGTGCAATCTCAACAACCGAAGCAATACAAGTAACCGCATCAACTTTTACTGCAATAGCAAACCGCTACTACAAAATTACTTATTACGAGCCGATTGCAACACCTGCCGCAGGCGCAGGAAACTACATCACATTAAAAATTCGTTTGACTAACGCTTCCGGCACAATTTATCAGCAAGGTCAATATCAGGCAACAGGCGCAACCGCTGGCTCGCAACCTTTAAACATCGTAACCATCCAAACTTTTAGCGCTGGGTCAGTAGTACTCGTTGGCACAGCAGTAGTAAACACAGGCGCTGGTG